ACAAGGTATCCATTGCGGAACATCTCCGGTGAAATGTCAACCCGATCAGTAACCGATGTGTTGTTTTGAGCCCCAGTTCCTACCATGAGTTTACCCGAAGAGATAAGGCTTCGGTCTGTAGCGTCAACCATAGTTGATTGTGATTGAGTGGTAAGTTGATAGGCAGTCATAGCGTTATCGTTGTTACCTGCTGCAGGTAATTGAGTAGGAGATCCATATTGAACGGAAACACCGTGTATTCTCAGCACACTCTTACCGAGTGCATCCACGTAAGCACCAAGGTCAATTGAGTTTTGTGCATAGTTAAGCCCGTTGGTTGATACTTTCGCTCGGATAAAGAACGAGTCTGATTTAGCCATACAACTGCCAGTCCTCGACGGTGTATAAAGTAAACCGCTTGTGCAGTCCCCTGCAATCTGCAGCCCATCTTCACGGCGAAGCCGTTAACAGACTGGATCGGAAAGCCGCTTACCACCCTCGCTTCGCTCCCCCGACCACCACCCCTATGCTGATGCCCCCGCTATATTATTCTATGGCGTAGCCTTTTTTGGCAATATACTAAATAACATTATTATTTAGCGTTGAATATGGCGAACCAATACTCCATAACCGTCAGCGATCGTGCTGACTACGTGCTAAAACAGTTGAAAGAAAGCGGTTACATGACCTCTCGTTGCATATCTGCAGCGATTGAGTTGTTGGGCCACGAGGCGCTCGTGCGTCTTGTTACATACCAACGACGAATTGACGCACTTATCCAGGAGGAAGGCGAATGAACCCTGTTACCTTGACTCAAGACCAAAGTATGCGCTGCATGATCCAATGTAATTGTGCGCGTTCTGATCGCAACGGTTGGAGTCTTTCTCCACGAGCGTGTATAGAATGGCAAGAAGGGCGTTTGTACATTATGTGCGAGCATTGCGGTAGGCTGGAATTCCATGATGGTGGTGAAGAAGAATGAAGTTTTATGTTTATGATGTTCAAAAAGGCAAAGGATACTGGCGACCGGATTTCCTCGGTTACACTCACAACTACAAAGAAGCAGGAGTGTTTAGCGCGGATGAGTTACCATCACATGCTGCAGACTGTTGGATTGCAATCCCTCAGTTCGTTCCTTATCATAGTGAAGAACCTGGTAAACCCAACTTGAGAGTTGTTGAAGATCTCAAGCGCGCTAAAAGTATGGGATGAACATTACTGCAGCCCGTACAGCATCGATCCCACCGACCATAGCGAGAGTGAGAAAAGATACCAGGACATTCAACTTGATCAGGGTATCGAGATTTGTCTCTTTCTCTGATCGTCGTTCTTCCCTGGACATCAACCATTGAGCAAACCGTTCAATACGAGTTGCAGTTTTCACTTCTTCAATTGGTTTATCTTGGGTCATCTTGTGCACGTTCCTTGATTAGTTGTAATACTGATTCATTGTCTGTCAATTCTTTAGATTCAAGAATAACCAGGTAATTGGCTTCAGAACCTGCAACGGTTGTAAGATTAGAGATCCATAGATCCTGGACAACAATGTGGTCTGGGTCGATAATGGATGAACCGAGTGTACGTGAACCTGCAGTAGTAGTCTCACGTGCCCAACCTATCTGTGTGTTGATGCTTGCGTCCATCTCTGCAGTAACGTCGCCACTAAGAGAGAGGATGCAATCCACGTCGTCGCCACTTGCAAGAGAGATAGTCCACACGTAGAATTCCTTGACAATCATACCATGGGTCAATCGACCATCGTTGAGAATCAAACGCTTTGTTGTGTTTGGATCTACACGTCCTCGAAGAGTATGTCGCTTCACTTCTTCGCCTCCTTATGCGCTGCACGTACTGCCGCTTTGAATCCGTTCTTCTTCCACTCGCCGTTCTTCTTCTTGTACTTCTTCGAGACACGCTTGAATGCTGCCTTGTACTTTCGATTGTACGCGGATACCTTACGTTTCTTTGTAGGTTCTTTTGCCGCAGCAACGGCACCCGTAGTTGTACCTTCGACAAAGCCTTGAACGAGTTCGGGAGGCAATCCGGTGGCTTTGGCAACAGGTACGAGCAGAGCGTCAGCAATAGCCCGGAGGCGTAGAGCGAGTCGCAGATCTTCATCAGTAGGCAGGTGAATCACCTCACTGTTGGGAGAGGGCGAGTGCCATTGCTGCAGACTGGGATAGAGTTTCAACTGTGCATTCGAGAACAACCGACACTTGGTCGCAAACTGCTGCAGTTGCTGAGTCAGTTCCGATGTATATTTGCTCAACTGCAACAAGGTATCCATTGCGGAACATCTCCGGTGAAATGTCAACCCGATCAGTAACCGATGTGTTGTTTTGAGCCCCAGTTCCTACCATGAGTTTACCCGAAGAGATAAGGCTTCGGTCTGTAGCG